GTTAGCCAGCTGACGGCAGATCTTACTACAACTGAAAACAACGTTAATGCTTCACTGAGTAATCAAGACTCTACCCTCGTCACGCTTGATGCTTCTCTGGCTTCAACCCAGCAAACACTACAAGCCAACTACAACACACTCAGTGCTGGCATTACGTCAGAAGCCCAAGCAAGGGCTTCAGCAACAAGTGCGTTGTCAGGCACTATAACTTCGCACACAACACAGTTAGGTGATATGTCCACCACTGTGTTAGAAACCTCTCAGTCAGTTGATGGGATAGAAGGCGAGTACGGCGTTAAGATTGATGCCAATGGTCGTGTAACAGGCTTTGGTTTAATCAATGGTCCAGGTGTTTCTGCCTTTGATATTGTGGCAGACAACTTCTCTATTGCTAACCCAGACACGCCTGCCACCAAAGACCTTTACTACGACAGTGCTGCTAATACACTGAAGTTCCGTGGGCAACTTATCCTCAGTAACGGGGCAAATAACACCTACACCGTGACAGACCTCAGTGATATTCAGGCCCAAGATGGCACAGATGGTGTAGACGGGTATACACCCGTTCACGGAACAGACTACTTTGATGGGGCACCTGGATTAGCCGGTTCCAACGGACAAAATGGATCTGATGGCAGCGACGGAACTAACGGTAGTGATGGCTCTCCAGGTGCAGGCTTCTACCGTTACGGTTCACCTACGGGTGTATGGCCCAATACCGCAACAGCGAACAGTTACCTATTGGCAGCTGCTGGACGTGCAGTGTCGCAAGACGACGTACTGACTATATACAGCACTGACGGCACAGCCGTTGGTGAAACACGCAGGTACAATGGAAGTTCATGGGTTACTGCAGCGTTGCTACTTCATGGGGACATGATTGCTGAAGGCACTATCACTGCTAGTAGACTTGCTGTAGGAACACTTACTGCAGATGTAGGTGAAATAACCACCATCATTGCAGACCACCTTACCACTACCACTGTTGTAGCTGACACTATTGTGTCTAATGCCACGATAACAGCACCCACTATAAACGGTGGTGTTATCGTTGCAGGTAATATTGCCGGTGGTACTATTTCTGGCGGTGTTATAAGAGGCTCTGTGTTTGTAGAAGGTGCGTCTGCCATAGCTACTGATGCTGGATCTACCTACTTGTGCTGGATGGATGGAGTGTCGGATTCACGGGTGTCAAATTCAGGTAACAACACCAGTAACTCATATTTACGTATAAGAACCTATAACAACACAAGTAACGCTACACCAACACCAGATCCAGTAACCGGTGTAGTTCTGACTGACCATACTACGAATGCCTTTAGGTACAGACATGCCAGTATTAGTCCAAGCATAACAGGCAGCTTCAAATTCTCAGAAAAATTTCAGGCTAACGTAGCTCACAATGGATCATTTGTACCTTTCAGAATTGACATCCAAGTACGTAATAACAGTACAACAGGTGCAGTTATAGCATCAGCCGCATTAGTTCCGTCTATCGGCAGAACAGCTGGTAATGACGTAACAACTATAACCCATAACGGTGTTGTATTTACTATAACAGTACCGGTTAGTGTGTGGAGTGTGCGTATTGACAATTATAGTAGTCATGCTATGTACGGAGTGTATGCCAACACAAATATAGGGTGGTCTGCTGCTGTTCCGACAGGTATTACTTACTCTGGTGGCGCTACTACAAGATTGTACGTAACTTGCAACATACACGGTATGTCTAGTTGTCCTAGCAACGGATCAAGTACAACCAGTGTGTCTTACGTAGCAGACGAGAATTTCATTAACATGACAGACATTGCGGATAACACATAACATGCTTCCTTACATAGATAACATAGCACTTCACGTTGACGTACCTGTACCTGAGCTAGGCACTACCTTCATTATAGGTGTACTAGGATATGGTAACCGTTGTGGTAAATCCGCCCTTGCTGTGTCACTTGGCGGTAGGATAGAAGACGCGGCAGTATACACAGGAAATGTAGGAGTTAGTGGCACTGTATTCCACAAGTTTACTGCTGACGTGCTACTGCAATCTGCAGACGTTCCCGTTATCACAGACCTGTCTAAAATACCTGAGTACCCTGTAGTGGTGTTAGACGATTGGGTGGACTCTGGTTCTGTTCCTGACCTTATTGTGTACATACTGCCTGAAAACCGGCGCTCTGATACAGCATTAGGGTTACGTGATAGTGAGTATGATGCTTACGTAGTAAGTTTGTGTGAGGCTATTGATGCCAAGTACCCAGGGGTTTCTGTCAAACTAGTGGATGAATCATTACTACAAAAACGTGACTCTTTCTACATGCTGGATCAAACAGATAAATTAGTCATACGAGAGCTAGAACGTAATCTACTCAGTGGTAGCACTCTGAACGAATATAGGGAAATGTTACGGAATAGTGACATGGAGACTTGGAGAAGCGGGGATAAGCTATGATTTACGGAAAGTACGATAGCAGTGGAAACTGGAAAGCATACGAAAAAGGTATAAAAGCTGAGTGGGCATCCGCAATAGTAGTAGCTTTTCCTGAGCTGTCTGGTAAAGAAGTACTGGAATCTGCTAAAAAATCAGATGGCGTGTACGACATAATATGTAACACCGGATCATCATTAGTTAAATACAAAAACATGTACCCTTTTACAAAATATAGGGTAGACGTTAACACCTTAAGTATTGGTACTGAATCATACTTTAGAGGCGTACAGTTAGACATGCCTGAAGAGTTAAGTAGTTACTTAATTATAAATGAAGGCTCACTTATATCTTCGCACTATACCGATTCAACAGGACTAATTGAGTACAGTGTTAACATACGTCCCACCAATATGTCGGACTCAGATTTCTCCAGACTAGCAACCATGTACAACCTAGATATCTCTAACCAAAATGTTGCCGCTATACTAGTTAAGTGGAGCGTTGGCACACCCCCTTGGGGTGAGTTGTACCTGTACTTGTAAGGTATTACTGCACACCCTGCAATAGTCTGTACAAACAGACTCTCAACAGGCTTAAATAAACCCATAAACACAACATATAGTGGTTTAATGAGTAATTAACCACAATATGTTGTATTTCTTACAATTAAACCGTTAGAATATAAGCACTTACTGGTTACAAAGTGCCTCGCCTTACATTGGCTTCTATAATAGAAAGTCATTTCTCATCACACAGGTATCTCTCCAAATGAATAACTCTGCTATTCAAGTATCAGAGGTTGAAGCCAAGGGTTTAACAGACTGGGCTAACGAACCTTCTGTTACCGATCTTAAGCAAGATTTCACTGACGCGAAGAACGAGGCTGATACACATGTAGCGGATGTTAAGCGTTGGCTTGATAATCTACATGTACGGGGCAGCGCTAAGATCAACACCCCCGAAGGCAACTCAAAGTTACAACCTAAATTAATTCGTAAGCAAGCTGAGTGGCGTTATTCCGCTTTGTCTGAACCCTTCTTAAGCACACCCGATGTGTTTAACGTAGCACCCGTTACCCATGAGGACCGGGACGCTGCACAACAGAATGAATTGGTTTTAAATAACCAGTTCAATACCAAGATTAATAAAACCCAGTTTATCGACGAGTACATTCGCACTGCAGTGGACGAAGGTACTGTTATCGTCAGAGTCGGATGGGACTATGAAGAACGTGAAGAAACACGTTCTGAAACCGTCTATGACTACACCCCTGCGAACGATCCCTCGACCTTTGCCCAGTATCAACAACTGGCTTCCCTTGCTCAGAGCAACCCTGAGTCCTTCGCATCTCAAGTCCCTGAACACTTGCAAGAGGCATTACGCCTTTCAATGGAATCAGGACAGATGCTCGTTCCGGTAGAAGCAGGCACCAAAGAAGTCACGGAAACTGTGACAGTTCGGAACCTACCTACGCTGGAAATATGTGATTACCAGAATGTTGTTATCGACCCTTCTTGTGGCGGTGACTTCACGAAAGCACGCTTTGCTGTGTACTCGTTTGAAACATCATTAGATGAACTCAAGCGAGATGGTAAGTACAACAACTTAGAGAAGATTAACATCACCAACTCAACGATTCTGGGCAATCCAGACCACGTTGCAAGTGACAATAGTTCCTTTAACTTCAATGATGAGCCGCGTAAGAAATTCGTTGCCCATGAGTATTGGGGCTACTGGGATATTGATGGTGATGGCATTGTAAAACCAATCGTTGCTGCATGGGTGGGCGATGTATTGATCCGCATGGAAGAGAATCCATTCCCAGATCAAGCCCTACCCTTTGTAGTCGTGCCTTATCTCCCAGTCCGTAAAAGTTTACACGGACAACCTGATGGGGAATTACTGGAGGATAACCAGAAGATTATCGGAGCCGTTACCAGGGGTATGATTGATATCCTCGGTAAGAGCGCGAATGGTCAAACCGGTGTGCGTAAAGATGCACTGGATTTAACCAATAAGCGTCGATTCGATAAAGGGCTGGATTATGAGTTCAATGCAAACGTTGATCCTCGCCAAGCCATCTTCATGCACACCTACCCAGAAATCCCTAACTCTGCACAAGTGATGTTGCAGCTGCAAAATGCAGAAGCAGAATCACTGACTGGCGTTAAGGCATTTAACAATGGCATTAGTGGTCAGGCATTGGGAGATACCGCGACAGGTATACGTGGTGCACTTGATGCGGCATCTAAACGTGAGCTAGGCATTCTCCGTCGATTAGCGGACGGTATCATCCAGATTGGACGTAAGTTCATTGCGATGAATGCTGAATTCTTATCTGAAGAAGAAGTCATTCGCATTACTAATGAAGACTTTGTCACCGTCCGTCGTGATGACCTAGGCGGTAACTTTGACTTGAAGTTGTCGATCTCTACTGCAGAGGAAGACAACCAGAAAGCGCAAGAGCTGGCATTCATGCTACAGACCATGGGTAACTCAATGGATCCATCGATGTCTCAGATGATCCTTTCTGACATTGCCCGTCTACGTAAGATGCCAGACCTTGCGAAGAAAATTGAAGACTATCAGCCACAACCTGACCCAGTTGCACAGCAGAAAGCACAGCTAGAACTAGCCAAGCTACAAGCTGAGATCCAGGAACTCCAGAGCCGTGCTCAAGAGAACCAGGCACAGGCACAATTGGATATGGCTAAAGCTGGTGCAGAACAAGTGAAAGCCGGTAACACACAGGCTGACACTGATTTGAAGAACTTGAACTTTGTAGAACAGGAATCTGGCGTTAAGCAAGAACGTGATCTACAGAGACAAGGTGAGCAGGCGAAAGCCAACGCCAAACTGGAAATGGTTAAGGCTTCCCTAGCCCAGAACCAACAAACAAACTAACCCCTTCCCCCTACCGCACCCCGCAAGGGGTGCATCTTTCCTACTTAACTCCCATACGGGAGGACACGGAGTAATCATGTCTAGCAATATTGAATCATTAGAGTTGAACATTCGCGCTGCACGAAAAACAGCAGAACTGGGTAAAGCCCTTGATCGACTTTCACACAACAACGACTTTAAATCCCTGATCCTTGAAGGCTACTTTGAAAAGGAAGCCATTCGTTTGGTGACCTTAAAAGGTGACCCCAACATGCAGGACAGTGACAACCAAACAGCCCTTATCAAGCAGATGGATGCCATTGGTGGCTTACGTCAGTACTTGTCTGCGGTGCTACAGCTAGCACGTATGGCAGAGAAAGCACTGGTCGAGGATGAAGAAACCCGTGACGAAATCCTTGCGGAAGAGGTGTAATTTATGAATGACGAGCTGCTGAACGATGATAACTTGCTGGATTTGTCAGATGAAGAAATTCTGGCAATGGACGCACCTGAATCTATGAGCAGCGCTGAAGCGGAGGGGGCTGATGAAGCCCCTGAAGCAGATAGCGGTGACCAAGTAGAAGAAACTGAAACCGCTGAAACGAATGAAGA